AAAACTGCGATACCATTAAATTTGTGGTATCGCAGGTCGCCTAACCATCATACCAAGCATTGTTAAGAAACTGTGTAACTCTATTTCTTGATAGTTCAAATAGCTGAGTGCCATTTTGAACTCCAGACAGATCAAACCTGGTATTTTTGGTTAACATATCCCATCCCGTGGCAGCTGGTGATACATATATTTTGGTTGTAGCATTATAAATTATGTTGCCACGGAGACTAATGTCTGAAATAGAACCTGAACCTGCTACTTCCAGTGAAATTCCTTTGTTGGATGCTGGACATAAAATAGTGTTGCCAGAAGCAATAAAACCAGTCATGGAACCCGACGTTAGCATGTCTATACCATCTGAAAGGGTAGAAGCGTTATTATTAGTGACCTTCACGCTTGACGTGTTTCCAGCGTCACCAGACTTGATGAAATTGGTTGTGTTGCTTGACCGGTTGTAGTCAACATTAAGCCCTGCTATTGTTGACGCTCTCAGGAAATAACTATCATTAGAACTATTGCCAGAGAATACATTTTCAGAAATATAAACATCTTCAGACATGGCTACATCTGCAAATGACTTACACGTCCCTTTTGCCCTGTTGCGGTTTATTTTGATGTGTTTACTACCACTACCATCATATGTCTTGATGAATAATGGGATTACAACAGCACCGCCAATCAGGTTGTTATCCGTAACTTCAATCTCATCCGCATGGTTTCCTATATGAAATGCTTCTGTTCCATACTGTCCTGCAGACAATGTGTTTTTATACACTTTGCCATATGAGGTATTAGCATGAGTATCTATACCAAAGGTTTGACCAACACCAGATCCTTGAGTGAAGTATCGTGCAGCAAATCCGATAATATTGTTATTGTATATCTTGAAATTTGAAGCAGTGTAACCTTCGTCAGGCTCAATATCTATACCAGCTAATAGCGTATCACCTATGTAGTTTCCATGAATCTCAAACTGCCTAGTATCACTTCCAGCTGCAATAGCCATCCTATTGGTTGTAATGATGGTGTTATACCTTACCTTGAAATTTTTCGCGTTATAAACCAGGATGCCATCCCCACGCTGTATCCCTACACCTCCAATATTTTTGATATTACAATTTTGAATTAACAGCCCATCCGTCTGTACATCGTAGTTTGCATAATCACCGAACCATATTCCTATGCCGCACTCACCGGATAGCGTTGAAATTCCAATATCGTGAACATTCACGCCGTCTATAACGATATTGCTGCCACCGTACCCACGAATTCCTCCATCCAGGGTGCCTGTTATATCAACATCAATCACTTTGGCGTTGGAGATGTTAGCCATAAGTATCCCGGATTTCTCTTGCTGAGTTCCGCCATCAAATTGAAAGTTTAATGACCCGCTATGCATCACTTTATTACTTTTGTGGTTAATAGGTGAGCGAAGTTTTGAAACGAATCCGACGCCACCAAGTTTAACGCTAGGAGATTCAGAGTCTAATGCAGCGGATACAGCAGCATCGTTGAACTCTCCATCAATAGCACCCCATCCGCGAATGTCACCCTCTTCTCTCCACTGCTGAATTTTAATATGCTGATCCATCGATGGGATTAGAAGATATCCATTTGGACCCGCTAGCTCTTGTCTTAATTGGTCAGGGTCATACTTCAGCACATTAGGAAAATAGAACTGCTGGGAACCATACGCATCATAAACAGCCATAGAATGGCCTTGTACAGTTACGAATTTGGTAATCTGTCCGTTATATACTGGGTAACCAGCAGCGTTAATGATGATTGGTTGCGAAACAGGAACATGAGAGCCGTCTTCGTTCTCCACATAAACCTGAATCTGGTTTTCAGGGTTTACCGGGTCAGTGTCAATTTTACCGATATAAATTTTGCCATTGGCTACGGCTTTAAAAGAACGAGCCATAGTGAAGAGTTGCGAAGGCATGCTTACCACAACATTTGCGGTGATATCTGACATTTCATTGCTCCAGACGAATGATATGATGCAACCATGATGTGATTGCATACCGAAATGGTACTATTGAGTATTTATCCAGTAGGTTACGATGCCATTCCACCCAACTGGTGAGGCATCAAGGATGTACAGCAAATACGACGAGGCGCAGTTTCACTTGAGACTTCCGCATGAACTCCACGCGAAAATTAAGCAGCGTGCGAAGATGAATAACAGGTCGCTGAATTCAGAGATAATTGCAGCGATTGAAGAATCATTGGCTAAACAAAGCTCTGCATCTGTTTACATTGACGATGCAGAGCGTATGGCAGAACAACAATCTGATATGGTTAAGAAAATTGTCTTTGATACGCTCAAGGAGCTATATAAAAAAGACAGCAGCTAACCATCAGTTACGGAGGATTTATGCAAAGAGATATGATGAATATTGCGTTCTACATATTTGGTTTTTGCACGTTCCTGGTGTTTGAAAAGCTATTCTGACAACGCATCAGACTTAGCCCCCTGCGTCAGAGCGTTAATTGCCTTTTGTGCCTGCTGCATTGCTTTCTCAAAGGCTGTTGATCCGCGTGGGGTGTTTGCCATTCGGAGCATTGCATTTCTGAATGGTTCGCTCTCATAGGCGCGAGTAAGAAGTCCGTAGCTTACCGCTGCGCCAGTTGTCGCCGGGTTCATTGCCGTCCCATACCCGATAATGAACGGGATGGTTTGCTGCCCTGTTGGTGTTGTTACTGCCGCTTTTGCAGCCTGCTGCGTGGATTGAAGGTAGTTTTTCAATCCTTTCAGATAAGCAGCATCCTGCCCCTTAAATGTTATTCCAGTCTGGTTTTGCAGGATGTTAAGCTGCCGAAGGAACTGGTCAGGGGAACCACCTGATTTCTCCATCGCCTTTCCAATGATGCCATTGCGCATTTGCGCCCTGCCAACACGACCAACTGAGTTATACAGCGTCTTAATTTCCGATTTGTTCTTGCTGAATAGCATGTTGTTGACAACTTCCGGCGTCAGATCGCCTTTCATGAGAACATTCTTCAGCCTGGTATTCTTTAGTTTCGCTGCTTCGTCAGCGTAGACGGCATTGGCCTGCTGATATTTACGGAGAGTATCGTTGCCAAGATTCTGACCAATGGCACCATTGATATCGTCGGTCATCGCCTTGTAAACGCGCTGAATGGCGGCATCGGAACGGTTTGGTAACACTGGTCGCTCACCCTTCACGTCCATTCTGAACTGGCTGCGCAGGTCGCTTAATTGCTTCAAATCCAGGTTTACAGGACCATCAGGGCCAACATTGCGAACAAGCTCATCACGATATGACTGAAGTTTTGAAATAGTCTCGTTATCAGCAACCTTACCAAGCTTCTGCAGGTTAGATATTTCTGTATCAATCTGCTGAATTGCTCGCGCAGGCTGAATGTTTACTCCGGCCATAGCATTCTGAACCTGCTCCAGTCGATTACCGGCGGCACGACGAATTCCTGATGTTTTCGCTTTAAGGCTGTCAATAACAACCGCTGGATCATACTCACCGAATTTATCGGCAAATCTCTGCACCAACTGGCTTCTCGCTTCCTGTTGCGTTGCTCTCATTCCGCTTGTGCCAGCCAGAGGGATATTTTCTGCTGTAGTCTGAGCCATTTTTCCGACGCGGGAAGTAGGTTGTAACAGGTCTGTGGTGTGCAGAGGTACTCCTTCACGCTCTGCAAATCTGATAGCCTGCTGCGCTTCTGGCGCAATAGCACCACGAACGCCACGATAAGCAGCACCTAATCCACGTCCTGCAGCGTTAATAGCACCGCCAGCCAGCACACCAACGCCTAAATCGGTGGCGAGTGCTTCCGCATCATCTTTCGCACTATTTGCAGCAAGTGATCCAACTGCGTTTTCTGCTAGAAGGCGAGTTGCCCCCTGAGCAATTCGACCAGCAAGTGTTGGTGCCTGTGCTGCCGCTCTCTCAACGCCAGCAGGAGTGAGGTAAGGCAATGTTTCAGCAAATACCCTTCCCTCTGTCGTTTGTGGAGTGAGCGCGCCTTGCTGAAGGCCAAAGTCCTGCTCTAACCCCTGCGTTGTTACTCGTGGCGCTGGTTGATATGTACCATCGCCAATGCCGAGTTTACCGCCAGCCCATGCCGCCGCGCTTGTTACAGCATCGGCAACTGATGCAGGTATGTTTGCCACGTTCACGCCAGCCTGCACCAGTCCACGACCAGTCTCTTTTACTGCTTCACCAAGATCAGACATAAATCCACTTTGCTGTGGTTGTTGCTGTGCTACTGGTTGTTGTGTCTCCACTGGCTGCACAGATGGCAATGGATAGGCAGCATAGAAAGCTTGCTTAGCCTGCTCTGCATTTTCTCCGGCTTGCGGGGCCACGACTTCATTGAAGTATTGCTCCTGAGCCTGCGCTTTTTGTTCTGGTGCTAACGCCTGATACTGTGGAGAGGCGATAACATCTTTCCATGCTTTAGCCATTAATCACCCCATAGTGAAGAAAAGTTACTGCCAGTAGTAGATTGTTGCCCTGGCATATTCTGCACCGGCGCCTGATAATCAAACTGTTTTTTAACAGTGCTCAACTTGCTTTCAAGCTGATTTCTAATCTTTCCGATAGAGTCACGAAAAGCCTTTTCACTCATTTTGGGGCTTAGGGCACCAACCGCATCGGATAATTTTTTACCCTCAGCATCTGAAAGAGCACCCATCCCCTTCAGGGACTGCACCATAGGAAGGAATGTTTGAGCTTTAAAGGTGTCGAGCCTTGCTTCAAAGTTAGCCGCATCAGAGCCAGGAACTGTCGGAAACGCTGAGCGAATTCCTACTGCTTTTGAAAGGCCCGGGCTTTGCTCTATCTCGTTGAGAGAATCAAGCGCGGTGCTGAACGTATCAACTGCACCCTGAGCGGCGGCCTGTCTGTCCGCGCGGGCTATGTCAGCCTTTTGCCGAACATCTGCCTGTTTCTGCTTTAACTCTTCAAGCTTTAACTGATTGATTTCTCTGGCTATCTGTCTGTCCAGAGCCTTTTCTTGTAATTCTGCTCTTTGTATTTCGCGGGAAAGCGCAGCATTCTGTGCGCTGATGTTCTGACCACGTATCTGGATGTCCTGACCTCGTGCTGTTAGTGCCTCGCCAGCCTGATTGCTGCGGATTGTCTCTGCCAGCCTGCCTCGGTCAATCTCACGACCAGCCATCTTGTCCTGAACATTGAAGTAGTCAATCGGACCAAGAGCAGCCATTCCAAGGTGATCAACAAACTCACCAAATCCTGAAGGATTCTGCTGATACATCTGAGCAACGTTGTTAGGGTCAACACCGACGCGACTCAGTTCCTTGGCGTTGTTTTGCAGCCATGATTGCATTGCTTCTGGAGATGATGATGCAAGGCGAGCGCCAGCCGCTAAGGTGCCGATAGAATTGCGCTGGTCTTCATCAATGAACCCCATGCCTTTACGAATAGATTCAATCTGGTCTGGATATTGAGTAGCCAACTGACGCAAAGCTCCGCGATCACCAGACGCATAAGCATTAGCGTATGCCTGCTGAAATTCTTTCTGCCGCTGAGCCTGCTTTTCCTGCTGAAACACTCCCGCAATACCTGAAAGGCCTTGCAAAGCAGTCAGCCCAACATTGTTAGCGCCTGAACGCTCAATATCATTGTTCTGCCTGATAAGCTGAAGCGTATTGCCGATGTCATTTACGCTCGGAGCGTTTGAGTTGACGCCGCCGATACCAGCCAACAATCCGCCATTTGATCCTTGCCAAGTAGCCATGATTACCCCTTAAAACAACGAGCCAAGCAATCCGATACCAGCACCAATGCCAGCGCCCCAAGGTGTTGATGTTCCCAAAAGGCTGGCAAGACCTGCACCGGCAATCGCACCAGACGTGCCACCGCTAATTGCAGTCTGAAGACTTGATGGTTTATTGGCATTAGCAGCGGCAAGAGCTGCGCTTTGCTGTGCAATGCTGCTCATGTTGTTGGCGTACGTCTGCCCGGCGTTTGCCTGACCTTGCAGAGCACCAAGACCAACGTTTGCCAGATTGTTGTAATTGCTCATCTGGTTTGATAACCAAGACTGACCGAGAGTCGGCGCGATCGTAGCCAGTTGATTGCTTGTGGCTGTCGAACCAAGTCCACCCGTCGCCTCCGCAGCAGCAAGACTCTGGTAACGAGCCTGACCTGCAAGGTCTTTATACTGCTGAGAGTTGTAATACTGATTAAGTGCCTGCCCCTGACCTTCTAGACTGGAAAGGTTCTGAAGCTGGTTAACATACTGCTCCGCAAGAGGCGTGAACGGAGCAAGGTTTTTCATGATCGTCTGCCACTGCTGATTTTGCAGGTCTGCGGCATACTTCTGAGCTTCTGCTGCATACTTTGCGCTTTTATCAGAGCTGCCACCTTTCCCGCCTCTTTCAGGGCAATAAGGTTCCTCGCCGCGCAGTTTTCTGCCCAGCTTAAATGCATATAACATGGCTATCTCCCGTGATTCAGGAAGTCGATTAGTTCTTCGCGTGTTGCGCTGTAAAACGTCACGTCATCCACGCCTTTGAAGTATTTCTTGATGGTTCCTACACGATTAAGGCCAATCATTGCGCAGTACATCTGACCGTGGCGGAATTTGCGTGCAGCGAACGATGTGACGCACTGAACGGTGGTGTTAGTCAGAATGTATCGCCAGAACGCCAGCCCAATTTCCTTGCTGAATCCACGAACCTCTGGCAGGTACATGGCGTGGCAATCAAAGGTTAGCGGCTGAATCTCCTGATAGTAAACAATTCCGCCGAACTGCCCGTGCACGTTCACCTCAAAGTAGCGGCAATCAGGTTTGTAGTCGTATCCATCACCGTTGTTGCTCCCGGCGATAATGTCAGGGTGATTTCCTACGGCTTCTATCAGGTCTATGTTTCGCGTTGGTTTGAACTGAATCATCACTGCTCCGCGATTATCTTGATGGTTGTGGCAGTAAACGGCGCACCATTTGACTGAATGGTTAACGTACTGCCATTTGTGGCAAGAAAGCCGTCTTTATCCACGCTGAAGAACGTAGCTAACAGGATGTTGTCGGTTGTTGTTGCCGCATTACGACTGCTAACCAGTGTGTCAGGAACAGAGCCGGAAAATGTTAGCTGCATTGATCTGTTAGCAGTTCCGCTGGGCCACGTCCCGACAATCGACAGCTTGAAGAACAAGGTTTTGTTCTCGTTGAAAACAACCATCTTGTTGTTAACAGTGTCGAAGAATGGTGCCAACGTCCCGGATGACGGCGTGAGCGTTTTCAGCAGGCTAACAAGGTTGGTCGGCGCTGTTGGAATGGTTACCGATACTCCTGAGTAAACAACCTCTGATTTCTTGCGCGTGGTGGCATACTCAAGCGCAGATATTCTTGTTGAGTGATCACCAACTGTGCTTTGTAGTGTCGAAATACTTCCCTCTGCCGCTGTGAGCCTGGTATCAAGTGCGTCGATATCGGTTGTATTCTGAGTTATTCGCGCATCATGGTTTGCTAACTCAGATTCATTGGCAGCAATTCGCGTCTCGTGATCAGCCAGCTCTGTTTCGGCAGCCGTAATCCTTGTTTCATGATCTGCAAGAGTGCTTTCCGCTGCTGCAATTCTATGTTCATGATTGATGAGAGTTGCTTCAGCAGCTTCAATTCTGGATTCATGGTCTGCAAGGGTGACATCCTGCTCATCATTCTTCACCTGTGCATCATAAGCCCCCTTCCCTGCTTCGTTGGCCTTGTTAGCCACGTTACCAACATCAGTGCCCTGTGCGATAACGTAAAGCAGATACGACTGCGAGAAGATATTGCGTGGAAGAACTGATGTATCGAGCCGCGTAGCCTGGATGATTACTGGCTCATTGAGATTCGAATCAGCCATTACTCAATCCTTATCTGGCAGCCAGACAGAGTGACAGGTGACTTCGTGATAACGCGCAATTTGAAGCCAACATTTTTCCTGATGCGCCCGACTCGCTTCCACAAAACGCGTTTGTCGTAAACGAACGGTTCATTCTGCTCAATCATCTGCTCACGCCCGTAATTTATGCCGTCAGTGGTTGCAGAGAGGAACAGGCGGTCGGCGTACTGCGCAACGCCAGTTGACGATTCAACCTCAAAGTCAAACACTCTGGCGTTATCCGCTTTGAACAACTGAGTAAACAGCAGATGTTCCTGTTGCTTGTCGTACTGGCTGCTGATATCGAATTGCAATTTCCCGGTCACGGACTCCAGTTTATCGCCGCACGTTATCTGATTGCCTTCGTAAATGAAGTCGATAGCGCGGTACACATCGTCATACAGTCCTGTTTTCAGCACACACCATTGCGGACCATTAGCGCTTGAAGATGCGTCGTAAACAAGAACATGGCGCGGCAGGTGAATAATCAGCAACTCATGAGCATCAAACCGCAACGATTCCATCACACCATCAGCCAGTTCATCAGCAGTGTAGGAGCGTAGTATTTTCTCAATGCTCGCGCTGGCGATTGGTGATACCTGACCGGAGCCGATGATATACACAGACGGCGCACCTGTTGCCGGATTGCTGATGAACGCATACGAGTCAGCAAACGGCGTTTTGCAGTAAGTCCCGGCAATGCCTTTTTGCACCATCAGTGATGGCTGTGCGACATACAAAGCAGCACCAACGGTGGTTGCGCCAGTAAGGGAGAAATATTCAATAGTCGATGAACCAAAGCAGACGATGAAGTCTCGCCATGTCCCGATACCGATGATGCCGTCCGGCTGAGACTCGGCACGATATTGTGCGCTGTAGCGGTCAGGGTGCGATTCGTCTTCAGGGTCAGTGATAAACCATGAATCAGTACCGTCTTTTGACCACGCATAACGTCCACGTAAACGCGTAATGTCACGGACCGAACCTAACTCATACTGCGTGAATCCGCTGTCCGTAGGCCAGTTTGAGACGGTTTTAACCGTGCCATCATAGCGGTATTCGACCAGTTGACCATTAACGCCTACCGCCTGTGATGTCCGACCATGTGCCATTGATACGCGACCACTTCCGGCAACATCACCAACTTCACTTTCTCCTTTGTACAGCTTGCCACCACACACGCGATAAACAGCACTCTGCGCCATGTTGTACTCGACGCCTCGCGATACGCCGTTCACATCAGAACGTTTGGCAATGCCCGGGAATGAGCGAAGATATCCGCTGCTGTTGAAGATTTCTTTGGGGGTTGCCAGTATATTCACTGGCAGATAGTCGATATAGTCGGCGTTTCTAAAGTCTTTGCCGACACCTTTCATAAGCGGAAGTTGCTGAATAGGCATTTATTCACCTATGCGTTTGGGATATCGCCATCAATCAGAGGGAGATCGCCTGGATAATATCGGTCAGATGTGAACACGTCATATTTATTACCCTGCCCTACAGGAAAATCTCCACGTCGTCGCATTGAAGGAACAACCAGAGTGTCGGTCATCAAGGCATCATATGAGCGTTGGGCGTTACTGAGAACTTGCGGAGTTGGTTCAAGGCTGTAATCAGATAGCATTCTCAGCAATAACTGATAGCCTACTGCGTGTTTGTATTTTCTTGGAAGACCTGACTCATCATCTGGTAATGGCTGCTCATCTCCAGTTGCGAAAGCGTAACCAATGTCGCCGGGGTTAATCATCCACTCGGACATCATATCTTCCAGATCATTTACACCATCTTCAATTGATTGCGGCTCAACATCAGTCAGCGATGCATTAGAAGCAATAGCAAACTTACGAAGCGCAAAAAGGACGATCTCACCCTTTGTCAGTACTGTTGCCATTGTCTGCCGCCTTACGACCTCGCTTACTGGTCGGTTTCAATTCATCAACTGAGGCAACAAAGCCCAACTTTTCGAAAAACTGGAAGTCTTTTTCTGCGATAACGGCCTGTACATGCCCGGATTCGTTATCTGCGGCAAGGAATACACTCATGCGATCCATATTGTTTCCTTAAAACATAAAAGGGGCGTAAGCCCCTTATTATTACGGATTACCGAAGAACTGACCGCCCATGTGAGGGTTAAAGCACACATATGCAGGCAGTAAGTCGAAACGCATTTTTTGCACGTTGGCATCGCCATCTGCGTATTTATGTACGCGGATGGAGAAACCTTCATATGTTGCAACAGCAGAATCAATACTGTGCAGTTTCGGTAGTGGGATAGAGCCAAGTCCACAGAAGAACTTGTTATAGAACAGGTTTGGCTTCATTGTCTGGCTAGCAGTGCCTACCACAGATACGGCATCGCCTGCCGCTACCTGACGACTTACAGAGTTGTACTGCGGGTTTGTAGTGTCATAAATCGGAACACCAGAAAGCGTAACCGTCACATCGCCACTGCTGTCTGAATCAGCATCAGCAGTAACCGTTGCTGTGAAGCTAATTGGTGTGGCTCCGTTATACAACGCCTGTTTGGTCTGCTGTTGCAGCCAGTAGGTATTGGTGAATTTAACCTGATCACCAGCTTTCAGGAAACCTGTAACGCTGGTTGTCGCTCCGGTCAATGTTACAGTGAACTGGTATGAGTCTTTAACTGCGTTATAGGTAACAGTTGGCTGTGTTTTGACTGTCAGTGTTCCGCCAAATGCCCCCTGCGTACGAGAGGCAAGCCCATTAGATATCAGTGCGCGAATGCCGCCAAAATTGGTTGGGATCTGTGCGTTCTCCCATGCAGTACGAACCAATTGATCTGAAGCATGCAAACCAGTCTGCGCATCAGCAAGTCGCTGTGCAGACCATGGATCCATTACAGCATAGTTTTCACCTTCATTAACGCCGAGGTCTTTCAGGAAAGATGCCGTCTGCGCAACATCAGACCATTTGGTGATTGGAGTATTGGGGCTACCAAGTGACAACGCACCGTTATTCATCATGAAGTGAGCAAGCTCTGTTTCAAGGTCGGTAACGATTCGCTGGCGAACCGGCGCGAGAATTTCTTCCAGTTGGTTAAGCTTGATCGCTTCCTCCAGTTGCTGATATTCAACAGCAACAGTGATGTAGTTACCTACACGCCCCGTAGCTTTACCTGAGATCAGGTTGTTTTTATTTTGCCCTGAAATATCACCAGTGGGAGTACGGAGGGATGAGAATTGATGCGGACGTTTAAAGCTAACGCTATCGCCAGTGCTGGAGTTGATTTCACCTGCCAGCAACTGACGGTCTACGGTTTTCGCCAGAACTAAATCTGACATAAAACCCGGAAGGAATTTTTTCAGAACGATTTGACTGACGTTACTGTCGAGATTGTTAGGCATTTATCTTTTCCTTATTCGATTTTTGCGCCGGGGCATAATTTGTTGAATTCGTCTTGTTTCGCATCAGCACCGCCACCACGTACTTCCGGCTCTGGCTTGATGGCTTTCTTTGGTTTTGGAGCAAGGCTTACCTGTTTGCTAATCTGCCCCAAGAGGAATGCTGCGCGAATTGGATCTGTCTCAGCGGCTACACGCTGGCGTAATTGCTGGCTCTTACCTAAGCCATAGGCGAGTAGTTCAGAGCCTTCGTCTGCACAGTGAATGATGATTTCCTGCTGAATTGGTGGTAGCTCACTAAGAACAATGGCCTCCATTTCCTGATAATCTTTCACAGGAAGTTTGGCTGCCCGTTGTTTATGCGCTTCTACCCTTTGCTGGAAACGCTGTTGGTATTCCTGTTGCTGACGTAGTTTTTGTTGCTGCTGCTGTTCGACACGGCCTTTTTTCTCATGCCAATCAGTCAATGCCTGTTCAAACGCCTGTTCGTCATAATCACACGACTCAAGAGTCGGTTTTGGTGGAATAGCGTCTGGTTGTGGTTGCTGATGTTCCGCTGGCTTGGCTAATGCTTCCTCAAGCTGGCGGCGCAACTCACGGTTTTCTTTCTGTGTTTCTTTGAAGCCTTTGCGAAGATCTTTCACCCATTGCGGTGCAGGTTGCCCGTCAATGTGATCATCATCGTCAGCGTTAAGCTGAATTTCTTCATCACCAATACGCAAGGCGTAATCTTCTGGTGTCTCTTCGGTTTTTTCAGGCTCAGTTGCCACCTCTTTACCGTTGTCATCCTGGCTTTCATTCTCAGGCTGTGACTCTGTTTGGATGATGGTTTCTTCTGCATTTTCCTGTGTTTCAGACAGGTCAATAACCTGACCGTCGATGATCAGTTCGTTTTCCATTGATTACTCCTGGTTAACTCGGCATTAAGTCTGCCGGTGACTGTGGTGGTGACTGGAATTGCTGTTGTTGTGACTCGGCGACATCTTTCAGAAGGCGTATTGCCTCCATCACTGCTTTGTCATCGATGTTTCTGGCTTGAGCCAGTTTATAGACAGTGTTTGCCTGACTCTCCATCGCATCCTGCTGGGCAGTAAATGCTTTGATTTGAGTTTGAGCAGTTTCGTTAGTTGCTTTTTGCGCTTCTGCCTGCGCTGCTACCATTTGCGCCTGAGCGAGAACCATTTCAGGATTTGGCTGGCTTTGTGCTGCCATTTGCGCCTGTTGAACAATCTGCTGCTCTTTCTCATTGCGTGGTTTTGCAATACCAGATATCAGCAGTTGGTTTCGGTTGTACTCTTTGAAGTCATCAAGGCCTTCGCCATCGATATTGTCCAGAATAATACCCTGAATTGCCGGGCGCATTGGGTCTGTTGGAAGCATAGAGCTAAGGACATTTGTCAGTACAGAAACCGTTGCATCACGTCGTGCTGTGTAGCTTGGTCCAACATCAACCGTCACATCGTATCGACCGACAGAAAGGTCATTTAACGCAACAACAGCCCCTGTTTGCCTGTCAACAACCTGTGCGCTCAGGACAGCGATATCATCACTTCCATCTTCGTTAACGATGCGCACTTCACGTTCTGAACCGTACACTTCACGCGCCATTGACAGCCATACTTCACCAGCGCGTTTAAGACTTTTCGCCATATTATCCAGATAGATAAACGAAGCCATATCTGCTCTGTTCATCAAGTTGTTAACCGTTTCCTGAGCAATATTACTTGGCACTGAGAGATCCCCTCATAATTTCCCCAAAACGTAACCATGTGTGAATAGATTTTGAGTAAGCAGGGTTGCAGCCACGAGTGAGTCTTCCCTTGTTATTGTGTAGCCAGAATGCCGCAAAACTTCCATGCCTAAGCGAACTGTTGAGAGTACGTTTCGATTTCTGACTGTGTTAGCCTGGAAGTGCTTGTCCCAACCTTGTTTCTGAGCATGAACGCCCGCAAGCCAACATGTTAGTTGAAGCATCAGGGCGATTAGCAGCATGATATCAAAACGCTCTGAGCTGCTCGTTCGGCTATGGCGTAGGCCTAGTCCGTAGGCAGGACTTTTCAAGTCTCGGAAGGTTTCTTCAATCTGCATTCGCTTCGAATAGATATTAACAAGTTGTTTGGGTGTTCGAATTTCAACAGGTAAGTTAGTTGCTAGAATCCATGGCTCCTTTGCCGACGCTGAGTAGATTTTAGGTGACGGGTGGTGACAATGAGTCCGTGTCGAGCGCTGATTTTTTCGGCCTTTAGAGCGAGATTTATACAATAGAATTTGGCATGAGATTGGATTGCTTTTAGTCAGCCTCTTATAGCCTAAAGTCTTTGAGTGACTAGATGACATATCATGTAAGTTGCTGATAGGTTTCCAGTTTTCCGCTCCTAGGTCTGCATATTGTACTTTTCCTCTTACTCGACTTAACCAGTACCAACCCAGCTTCTCAACGGATTTATACCATGGCACTTTAAAGCCAGCATCACTGACAATGAGCGGTGTGGTGTTACTCGGTAGAATGCTCGCAAGGTCGGCTAGAAATTGGTCATGAGCTTTCTTTGAACATTGCTCTGAAAGCGGGAACGCTTTCTCATAAAGAGTAACAGAACGACCGTGTAGTGCGACTGAAGCTCGCAATACCATAAGCCGTTTTTGCTCACGGATATCAGACCAGTCAACAAGTACAATGGGCATCGTATTGCCCGAACAGATAAAGCTAGCATGCCAACGGTATACAGCGAGTCGCTCTTTGTGGAGGTGACGATTACCTAACAATCGGTCGATTCGTTTGATGTTATGTTTTGTTCTCGCTTTGGTTGGCAGGTTACGGCCAAGTTCGGTAAGAGTGAGAGTTTTACAGTCAAGTAAGGCGTGGCAAGCCAACGTTAAGCTGTTGAGTCGTTTTAAGTGTAATTCGGGGCAGAATTGGTAAAGAGAGTCGTGTAAAATATCGAGTTCGCACATTTTGTTGTCTGATTATTGATTTTTGGCGAAACCATTTGATCATATGACAAGATGTGTATCTACCTTAACTTAATGATTTTGATAAAAATCATTAGGGGATTCATCAGTACTTGGCATCTGCTGCATGGCCTGACTGCCGCCTGTAACCTCCTGAATATCAGCACTGGTTTGCTGTAGTAATGCAGCCAATGCCTGATTCATAACCGCAGGCTGTGTATATCCTGCCGGGGTAGCTCCAGCGATAATGTTGCCAGATTTATCTCTCACTTCGCGCAACGGCAAGAACGCTGGGCGTTTCTTGTTGCGAGCCTCCCAGTGCTTCTCAAGTCCACGAATTTGCTCCATGCCAACTATAGGGATCTGACCGGGGTCTTGCGCTGCAGTATCAGCCAGCATTGAAACCTGAAGGTTGTACAAACGCTGTGGATCCATTGCTTTTGCAATGTGCCCTTCGACACGCTCAATGTCATCAATGAACCAGCGTTTTCCATAAACCGGGATGAGGGGGATATGCTCACCAGGAATACGTCGAGGTTTCTCAAGGAAACCATCACCATCCACTACGGATACATACACACGACGGCGCTTCACTGAGCGCCTTGCCACTTCCTGAAATCCAGCTATTGCCAGTTCATCTTCAATATCTTCAACCTGATCACTGTCGTATGTTGCAATCTCTCCAGTGATTGGATGTCGATAACTGATGACGTCAACAGACTCTTTACGAACTTCGTAATACTTCGCTATGTAAATAACATCTGCACCAAACCAGTTATATTCCCAACTGGTCATAGACGTTACATCCAGAGAAGTGGGAGGTTTCTTTCCGTATTCAGCCTCATATTTTTCAGGTGACAACGAATACATACAGAACGCCCACAACGCGTCAGATTTGTCGTACTTCTTAGCGTCAGGGTCAAACCACACAGAGCGCGACGGGTCGTATATTGGTTCAATAGCAATACGCTGACGATCGTCCATGGGGTCGTATTCATTGACCAGCATCGACGCCAAACGGAAGCAACCGAAACCACCAGTAGCAGCGTCGTCAAATGCATTATCGCAAGCCTCACCGCCATCAGTTTCTTCGTAGTCAGCACGGAACAGACCATTTAATTTATTGGCTAACTCTTCGCTTGCCTCTCTGTCACCAGGACGAAACTTAACGGTTATTCTGTTATTGCGGTATTCTGCAATGATGCGGTTAAGTTCAGTTGCTACCTTATTGATTTCAAACTTAGGATACTTCTCGAACTGCTCATCAAGCTTAGTTCCAGCCGCCGTTGCTCCTTCCCATTGACCTCCGGGGACACGAGCAAACCTCGTAGCTTCAATGCACTTTTCGCGCACTTCCTTCTGTGGAGAATAGGCGCGGTCAAACCTGAGCATGATCCGCTCATGTTTTTTCTCTAATGTCTCTGCCATGTTTACCAACCGGAGGATGAGGGAACGTATATTTCTGTTTCTTCGCGGACCAATGCCGGGAAATGCATACACATCATCAGCGCATCAGCCAGGTTAGGAGATGGAATACCGAGCTTCTGCTTCATTTCGACCTTAGTCATAAGCTCCAGCTTCCCGTTATTATTGAATTTGCGCTGAATCTGAGTCAGTTCTGCAAACAGCTTCTCCAGCATCTTCTCGCCTATCGCTTCTTTGTCGAAACTCAGCATGTCGTCGGGGTCTGCATACTCACCGTGAACAACCGCCCGATATGTCAGATACAGCCTGTCAGCCAGCGCATAATAGAATTGCGCTCGCTTATTGCGGAATACATCGCCAATAGTGCGAACGTTGTCGCCCTGTACTACTTCATCAGCCCATGCTCCGGCCTGATACGGCGCATCTTCATCGAATGGCGATTCGCTGCCCTTGAACATCGTGGCGGTGATTTTCTTGCCGGAGAACGCTTCCGTTGTCTGTCTGCGTAGCCCGGCACCAACACCATCACCATCCCACAGGTAGTGGTCAGCGCCGTCTTCAATCGCCAGAGAAGTAGCCCAGTCAGCACCCTCGTTGATGTCCATCAGCAGACCTTCGGCAATGCGTTTAACTACCGAACCGTGGCGCGATGCGTAACCTTTAGCATCTGGCCCTGTATCTGACGGGTCATGTGCAGAAACAACAGCGCCTTTCGCTTTCCATCCGAGTTTCTTGTGCGCATCGGTTGCGGCTTCAAGCCATTCACGTTTGATGATTGCCATATCACTTGCGCTTACCGGCTCACCAAGCCAGATGTGACGATACAGTGTCGGGTTTCTGCGTTTACACTCTTCCATCTCCAGACGGAGAACTTCAGGAAAGTGCGGGTTGTCGGTGTAGTTCACCGTCAGCAGACAAATATCATCAGGAGGGTTTACGACGAATCGCTGATAGGTATCGTCGAGGATGTTTTTCGGGTTAAAGCTCACCCATATTTCGGAAAACGGCTTGCGGATTGTTGGGATCAGGATATCCCACGATTCCTTTGTTACCGCTTCCGCTTCTTCCACCCAGCAGATATCAATGCCTTCGAGCGATTTAATCTTCGTCGGGTTGTTTTTGATGCCGTAGAACATGAACTCAGCATTCGTTCCGAGATGACGAATCATGGAACGCTGAATTTCAAACTCAGCCGAATACCCTTCACGCTCGATGGTATCTTCAAGCAACCGGATTACCGAATCGCTGATACTGTTTTGCAGTTCACGAGCGCAGAGTATGCGCACAGGCTGCCGACGCGCCGCTTCAACAAGCAGCCTCGCAATTGCCCATGACTTACCGCTACCTCGACCGCCTTTGGCGACTTTGTAGCGATGCGCCTCAATGAACGGTTCAAAGATAGGATTAATCGAGGTCATTTTCCGAATAGAGTGCTCATCGGTGATGTTTCAATCTGAATTGCGCCGCCGTCCTTACCGACAAGCTCGTTAGTTACCTTGTCGCCATACTTACGGGGATTCATTCGGGCCAGCGCCCATTTGCGGGTATCAACGCGAAGTCTTGCCTTTGCCACCTCAGCAGCATCTGGAATCGCAGTGTCAGCAATTTCGAATATCTCTTCGAAAATAGAATCAGCTCGCGCCTCAGTTGCCTTCGCGTACTTGTCTCTAAAGTCGTCATGCTCTGACAGCCAGCGAAATACAGTAGCCTTTGCTGGCATGCCGGGGCGCTTGCAAACCTTAACCAGACTTTCCCCGGAGGCAAGCAGCGCACAGATATCATCAGCCACCTCCGGCAGGTAATCCGAAGGGCGACCGACATTCTTTTTCTCAGTCGCCATATTGATTATTTCCCTTCTGCTTGCTTATCCCATTCATCGCGGAATTTGGATGGGTTGTCGAAACCTTGAGTTGCCATGTTTATGCTCCGGTAGTGAACAGGTCTAACACTTCCTTCGATTTACGCACCGCTTCGATAGTGCGGGTCGTGATATCTGAATTAGCGCCACCTGACTGGAAGTGAATTTTAAATAGCTCAAGCTTCAGCTCGTCAGTGCCAATGAACTGAAATGCTTCTTCTGCGGCTGCGTTCTGGTTCATGACCAGTTTGTAAATCTCTAACTGGAATTTCTGTTCTTCAGTCATGGGAATAATCTCTGCCATTGTTGGCTCCGTTTATCCGTTAAAAGGGATATCAGTTAAGTTATCCCGTGCAGGGTATAAGCCATTGTCGAGACCACTCATTGAATGGCCTCTGCAATAACCGATGTCTTTCCATCAGTCCGCCACCACAAAGAATCTTTTTTGCCATAAGGCTGGAGGTTCATCTTTCAGTGGCTGCCAGTGTTATTTCCCCACTTACTGGCTTGGGTTGTTTCGCTGTACTGCCGTAATGCAAAAACTGGATTAACCTGCGAAATCACACCATTCCGGGCAAATACATTTGCACTTCATTTGCCGCTCTCTCACGTGCAACATGAAGCAATCTTTTTCGCCCACCAACGCCCCACTTAGCCATTTGGCTTGCGCACTGGCTTATCGCTTTGGTTTCAGTATTGATGATGTGATCGATTCTATTCAGACGGGACATTGCGCCAACGCCGAGACGGACAACCGTTTTGAAAACTTCATAAACTTCGATTTCAAATTCCGGCTTAATCCATGCTGCATATCTGATTGCCAGAAGTTCAACACCCCACACACCTGGTTCTGCACCACCTTTGATTATTTTAAGTGGCTGAATTTGTTCCAAAGTGCTTTTTTGCACTTTGGCCTCCAGTGCTTTTATGAAGCGTTTTATCTGCGCGCTACGCAAAAACTGGCTTGGGCGCTGTTGCTCTGTAGCCTCTCCATTTGCAACTGCTGCTGCATGGAGATCGTTTAAGTTGTAGCGTCCATCCTCATCAACACGAACGGACACACCATTGACAATAACTGTTGGGTACTTCATCAGTAATTACCTTTTAGTGATGAACCTTGTCACACAGGATTCCGGCCCACAGAAAGGTACCGATCACCAAACCGGCATCCTCAAGGGTCATCCTGAAAGGTTCTGTGTTCATAAGTCGCGCGTGTGAAGCGCGTTTACTGCGGACATAAAAAAGCCCCGCATCGCGAGGCTCATTAAATGGACTTTGTGATTTGCAAAAAAATTATTTCAGGCACTGAGCCCTGATGTACTCCTGCAGGTAGTTAACCTGCGCGGTTATCCTGTCTATTCCACTTCGGAGACGGTAATAATTGAGTTCAGCATCTGCTGTAAGTCTTGGGCTTTCTCCATCGCCCATGCTGCTGGCTCCGGTCGTTGACTTTGCACAGGTGGCGGCGACTTGCAGGCGCTTACGACCAGCAGAAACATCAGCACGGAGACTTTCGATAGTCGCGTTAGCATCAGCAAGCTCCTTTGTGTATCTGGCGTCGAGTTCTGCTACATCACGTTGACGCTTCTGCATGTCAGCGATGATGGATGCGGCCTTATCGCGCTGTTCTTTGTAGGCGATGGCGTTATCACGGTAATGATTGACCGCCCACGACAGGCAGACGATGATGCAGATAACCAGAGCGGAGATAATCGCGGTTACTCTGCTCATACCTCAATCTCTCTGACCGTTCCGCCTGCTTCTTTGAATTTTGCAATCAGGCTGTCAGCCTTATGCTCGAACTGACCATAACCAGCACCCGGCAGTGAAGCCCAGATATTGCTGCAACGGTCAATTGCCTGACGAATATCACCGCGATCAATCATCGGTAAAGCGCCACGCTCTTTAATCTGCTGCAATGCCACAGCGTCCTGGCTTTTCGGAGAGAAATCTTTCAGGCCAAGCTGCTTACGATAGGCATCCCACCAACGGGAAAGAAGCTGATAACGTCCGGCAGCTGTTGATTTAAGTTTCGGGTTTAGCGTGACAAGTTTGCGAGGATGATCGGAGTAATCAGTGAATAGCTCTCCGCCAACAATGACGTCATAACCATGATTTCTGGTTTTCTGACGTCCATTATCAGTTCCCTCTGACCACGCCAGCATATCGAGGAACGCCTTACGTTGATTATTGATTTCCACCATCTTCTACTCCGGCTTTTTTAGCAGCGAAGCGTTTGATAAGCGAACCAATCGAGTCAGTACCGATGTAGCCGATGAACACGCTCGTTATATAAGCGAGATTGCTACTTAGTCCGGCGAAGTCGAGAAGGTCACGAATGAACCAGGCGATAATGGCGCACATCGTTGCGTCGATTACTGTTTTTGTAAACGCACCGCCATTATACCTGCCGCGAAGGTACGCCATTGCAAACGCAAGGATTGCCCCGATGCCTTGTTCCTTTGCCGCGAGAATGGCGGCTAACAGGTCATGTTTTTCTGGCATCTTCATGTCTTACCCCCAGAAGGGGATCTGTTCAAATTAGGAATTATGGATATGGTCGCTTGAACAAATCCGGGTTACGGTTGATTTGTAACGGGTTTGTTCGTGACCGCATTCATGAGCAAATCTGGCGTGGATTGCGCCAACAATACATGCCGCTCATATCACGAAGCCCAGCCATTGATGCTGGGTTTTCTTTTTTAAAGCGCACTAGACAACCGTATCCACAGAGTGTCAGCAATGAGTTGGTTAGGTCTAGTTCTTGGTGGAAGTACGCTTTAAAAAATGGGCTGAGGGTTGTAGCCCAAAATACTTAGGGAATGGTAAGGATGAACAACGGTTTTGCTCTGGGTGGATTTGGCTGTGGTGGCCGGCGCTGATCTCCGGCTTGTATACAGGCACCTTGTTCTTCCGAAGCTCTCCTGCGCGCATCAGCCTGCGCATTCACCACACCGGAAAGAGCACTCAGTTGTACCGGCCAGTTGTGCCACTAAGAAATGCTTTCGCAGACCGTTAAGCTCTTTGCCAGTTCTTTAATGCTCTTACCTGTTGTGCAGATATAAAAAATCCCGAAACCGTTGTGCAGGCTCTAACTATTACCTGCGAACTGTTTCGGGATTGCATTTTGCAGACCTCTCAGCCTGCGATGGTTGGAGTTCCAGACGATACGTCGAAGTGACCAACTAGGCGGAATCGGTAGTAAGCGCCGCCTCTTTTCATCTCACTACCACAACGAGCGAATTAACCCATTGTTGGGTCAAATTTACCCAACTTTATTCAAAAAGTCAATATCATGCCGTTAATATGTTGCCATCCGTGGCAATTATGCTGCTAACGTGTGACTGCATTCAAAATGTTGTCTGCGATTGACTCTTCCTTGTGGCATTGCACCACCAGAGCGTCATACAGCGGCTTAACAGTGCGTGACCAGGTGGGTTGGGTAAGGTTTGGGATTAGCATCGTTACAGCGCGATATGCGGCGCTTGCTGGCATCCTTGAATAGCCGACGCCTTTGCATCTTCCGCATTCTTTCTCAACAACTCTCCCCCACAGCTCTGTTTTTGATATATCAACCGCACGGCCTGTACCGTGGCAATCTCTACATCTTGCGCCCGGCGTCGCGGCACTACGGCAATAATCCGCATAAGCGAATGTTGCGAGCACTTGCAGTACCTTTGCCTTAGTATTTCCTTCAAGCTTTGCAATGCCACGGTATTTCCCCGATACCTTGTGTGCAAATTGCATCAGATAGTTGATAGCCTTTTGTTTGTCGTTCTGGCTGAGTTCATGCTTACCGCAGAATGCAGCCATTCCGAATCCAGCTTGTGATTGCGCCATCCCCATAGCAGCCATCACATCAGTACCTGAAAGAGAGTCAGAAGCCGTAGCCCGTGGTGAGTCGCTCATCATCGGGCTTTTTGGCGAATGAAATTTAGCTACGCTTTCGAGTCTCACGCGCCTTCTCCCTGTACCTGAATCAATGTGAGGTTTCCGCAGAACACTGCGCCAGTATCGATATACATCTGGTTGGCAAATTTGAGTGGTTTCACTGCTGGCGTATGACCAAAGATGAACGTGTCCGCGCCTTTGATTTCTTTCACGATCCCGTCTTGTGAGTTGCTGATTCGTTCGCGGTTCCAGATTACCTGCTGATGATCAACTGGCTTTCCAAACTCGTATTTATCACAAGGATAATCGGCGTGGCAAATGACATATTTTTTATCTTTGCTCACCAGTTCGATGATTAACGGAAGTTCTTCTGCTTTATGGGCAAGAACTTTAGCCAGAGTCTCTTTGTCGTAATCGAGATTAAAGAACCAGCCACCGCCATTAAGCAGCCAGTGATTAACGTTTCCACGCTCTGATAAGCCATCAATCATCATTTGCTCATGGTTTCCACGCACAGCTCTGAACCAGGGGAATGTGATTAATTCCAGACATTCGACGTTCTCTGTACCGCGATCAACCAAATCGCCAACCGAGATGAGCAGGTCTTTTTTGGTGTCGAATCCAATCGTATCCAGTTTGTTCATCAGGTTCGTGTAGCATCCGTGCAGGTCGCCAGCTACCCAAATATTTCGGTATTTGCTGCCATCAATTCTTTCGTAGATATTCATGCAGCCTCACTTCTGCTGTTTCGCAGGTCTTTGAGTTTCTGTTGGTACTCTGCCTTGATCGCCTTGCACTCTTCGACAGTCCAGCGATGGCGGTTATGGTTTGATTCGATTTCGTCTACTGCTTCCTGCCTGATGCGGCTAATCAGTTCGACGCGATACGGAACGAGATTTCCGCTTTTGTGCTGGTTGCACACCACGCATTGCTTGTGAATATTGCGTTCATCAAATCGGAGTTGAGGTGCCGCAGCAGTTGTCCGGTAATGTCCGGCATCCCACTGAGCAGACGTGAGCGTTCCGCACGAGATACATGGTAAGTCGCGGTCTCTTTCTCTGATGAAGGCGTTTACGGCTTGTTGGGCTTGTTTAATCCAGTAACTGCGGGGCTTTAAGGCGAGTTTTCGAATCTTAAGTTTATCTTTCTGTTTCTGCTCCTCTCGTCGTCGTTTCTTCTCTGCTGCTTTTTCCGCTTTTTCGCGTTCTTTACTTCGTCGTTCGAGTGCTATCTTGGTTCCACACTCTGGAGAGCACCACCACTGATTAGCGAATGCAGGGTGAAACCATTCCCGACATTCATCGTTTTTACATCGTCTTCGCGCTGGTTTAGCCATCATCTTCTTCCTCGTGCATCGAGCTATTCGAATCGCTCATCAGCTCTGCACAGCAGTGCTCACACACGTGAACTTCCAGCACATGCAGCTTCTGACCGCAATTAGCGCACGTTAAAGCCCGCTCGACGCTTTCTTGTTCGTAACTTCGATTTGGGTCAATCACCTTGTATTCCTCGCACGATGTCTTAGCCACCGGATATCCCACAGGTGAGCCGTGTAGTTGAAGGTTTTTACGTCAGATTCTTTTGGGATTGGCTTGCGTTTATTTCTGGAGCGTTTCGTTGGAAGGTATTTGCAGTTTTCGCAGATGATGTCGGTGAAACTTCGTCGTTGTCGCCTCATGTCGCCCTCCTGACGCCCTGCCCGATCGCCATCAATGCCGCTTTGGATACAGTAGTAAACATTCGTCGAGGACTGATGAACGGTCGCCAAATCAGCAGCATGGAGCCTTTGCTGTTTCCCTTCTTCTCCAGCCCTGTCGATGGTTCGATAAAATTAATCCGTCCATCAGTGATAATGCGAACTTCGTCGACACTCTCCAGAGCCTTGCTGAACCATCCGACTGACATATCCTCTGGCACAAGCATCACTACCGTCTGTCGCTGTTGTATGCACTGCTCAGCGGCTTTTTCCACCCACGGCCTGATATTGCTGTACGGTGGGTTATTCCAGATTGCACCGTGGCTTATCCACTCAGAATTTAGCGCGTCGTCGGCCTCAGTTAGCCAGTGAGCGCACAGAGCATTTTTGTCGCTCGCAGCTGAATCCAGCCAGAATCCAAACTCAATATCCAGTGCATCAAAAAGCCAAAGCGGCGTTTGCCAGCAGTCCTTGTCGTGTGATGGCGTATTTGATTTGATAGTCATGCAGCTCTCCCTTTTCGTTGTGACCATTCATACTCTCGCCAGGAGTCATCACTCCACCGCACGTTGCGCTCTGAGCCGAACCAGAACATGATTTCGATAAGCTCAGTCATGCTGGCCTTCCGCATTTTGCTGGTACGCACGCCAAGCATGACAACGCCACCGTCGATACCAGGCACACTTCGTTGCTCCAGTTTTTTGGTCTTAAGCCACAGGGCAGTGAACAGGTCTTTCCAGTCTTCCGGCGCCAGCCGTTGACCATGCCATAGCACCTGACGCGAAACATCGTTCAGCATCGGCCACATACGGTCATTCTGCGCTTTGCTGCGCTTGGGTTCTTTAACGTGGACTTCGTGGGGTGACTTGTCGTCGATGGGTAGTGAGAGAATGGCGTCTATGGCGTTATTTCTGATTGCTTCGTTGCGAAGCAGAAAGGTTTGCTTCATCTCCTGCTCTCCGGTTCCATTTTTCAGCCGCCGCAGCAACTGATGGTGCCCATGCCCCCCTGGCTTCACAGAGGTCACATTCTGCATAGCCCCACACATCAATATTTATTCCGGCCTCAACCCACAGACGAGCATTACCGCCGCAAAACGGACATTCTTTTAGCTTTGGCTGGGTTAATGATAGGTCGCTCATGCTCACTCCTTCACTTAAAATCCAGACTCCGGATAATTCTGTTGCGCTGAAACTCATTGTTGAGTTTGAACAACCGTCGAAGAACACGGTCACGCGGATAGCGTCGTGCGGCAGGTGAATGCTCATACAACTCATCAAGCGGCAAACTGGACGATGAACGATACCGATACCAACGCACCAACTCTTCACGAAAATTAGCCCTGACAAGCTCAGCTATCGTACTCATTTCTTAAAGCCTCCAATTACTCTTCCTCAAATAAAAAGGCCTGCGATTACCAGCAGGCCTGTTACAAGCTCAGTGATGTAGATGGTCATCAGAATCCTCCTTTCTTCTTGGACTGCGGTTCCTCACGTTCACGGCGGCGCATTTCAGCAGACTGTTGGTCTGTGTCATAAATAGCGCCATTTGCCTGAATGCAATACACCGTGCCGGTATTGCCATGACGATTGAGACGAAGGATTAGTTCGGTTTCACCAGGTGGAACACTGTCATCAAAAGCACCTTCACGATGGATCCCCACCCAATAATCGCAATCCTGTTCAATCTGTCCTGTATCGCGCGAGTCACTTGGTAATGGGCGTTTATTGGTTCGGCTTTCCAATGCGCGGTTAAGCTGTGTCAGAAGCACAACAACGCAATCAAGCTCTTTGGCAAGGTTCTTCAGTCCTTTGGTGATCATGCCGTAAGCAAGGTCGTTGCGATCGGCCTTCTCAGCGGTCATTAGTGTCAGGTAATCGACCAGAATCATGCCAACACATCCTTTTTCTCGCTTGATTCGACGGCTTTCACTGACGATTTGAGCCAGAGATAATCCCGGCGTGTCGTCGATGTAAAGCAGGTCGATTTCACTCAAGCGATTTGCTGTTTCGATCGCCCTGTTGAAGTCACCATCGTAATCACCCTGATAGCCGTCATCAGCGTCATTTGTCGCTGGAAGGTAAAAAATATTTGGGTTAACACCTGACTTCTGCCCTACCAGTTTTTCCAGTATCTGGTCACCGGGCATTTCAAGGCTGAACATCAGAGCGGGCTTTTTCTCATGCACTGCGCAGTTGATTGCCATCTGGCTGTATAGCGTCGTTTTCCCCATCTTAGGGCGAGCGCCAATGACAAACAGAGAGCCTTTCACCAGACCTTTCGGTGACAGCATCCTGTCCAGCGATGGGATCCCTGTGCTCATTCCTCGTTGTTCGCCTGACGGGTCAAATCGCTTCTCAAGGTCGCTAACCCAGTCTTCCATGACCTCACCAAATGAACGAAGGCCGCGACGCGATCCGGTTTTTGCATGGTCTGTCAGTTGCGTGAAAATCGCCTGAATAGCTTCGTACTTCTGCGTTGCAGTCATTCCGTTGCGGGAATAGAGCAATTCCGTCGCTTCAGTCATGCGGTTGATGGCGTAGCGTTCCATTGCGGTTTCACGAACCTGCATTGCATAGGCAACGATGTTTGCTGCGCTTGGCGTGTTCTTTGCGATCTCAGAGATATAAGCAAAACCGCCAACAGACGCCGTTAACGATTTACGCTCCAGTTCATCGAAAAGCGTCAGGCCATCTACTGGCTTTTGCTCCCGGTGCATTCTGGTTATTTCTTCGAAAAGGATTTTGTGTGGTCGGCTGTAAAATGAATCGGGCTTCAGCATCGCCAGAACTTTCTGGACGCGCTCACTGCTGTCATCATCCAGAAGCAATCCACCAATCACCGCCTGCTCTGCCTCGATGCTATGGGGCGGCGCATAAAAATTATCGGTCATCGTGTTCACCCTCACGAACTTTCAGGTAGGTATTATCGTTAAGCAGGAAATCAAATCCCTTTTTGTGCCAGACGGTTCCGCGCTGATGGTTTGGGCGCTCTTCGAACATCCATCGGCAATTTTCGCCTACGTAGCTCAAATAATTTCTCCAGTCCTGCATCGTGAAACCATGCCCGTCAAGCTGTCGGGTTATCACTCCGGCTTTGCGCCAGAACGTTCGGATCTGGTTTTTACGCTTGTCATTCAGTGCGCGGATTCTTGGCGCTTCAGGAAGGATTTCGTGGTAAGCATCGACAACATCCTGACAGCTAACGGAAGGTTTTTTCTTGTCAGACTTTTTGTCTGCTGTGGCACTCTCTAATACGTCAGTATTAGAGATATTATTTATATTATTGTTTATGGACAACCGTTGGACAACCGTTGGACAATCTCCGCTGAGAGCCGCGCCATTACTGGTGTTTGCGTTGGACAACCGTTGGACAACCGTTGGACAATTTTTTGCCTGAAAATCGTCATATTTAACGATTGTAAACAGGCTAAATTTCTTCCCCATCGAGCAAATATTAAGCATACCTTTCGACTCAAAAGTCCGTAATAAGCTCCGAACTTTGTTGTCTGGGATGAATGTTTCTCTGACCAGCGACGGGCGTCCAGTTATCATCTGACCGCGATCAACAGTTATCGGACCGATATCCGTATTGACGACAGTAGATTCGTGATTAGCCTTGAGGATTAAGTGAAGCCAAAGATGTACTGCCTGAGAGTCCTTATAGAGCCTGCTGTCCATAAACTGGCGGTGTATAGAGACATACCCCATACTGGATGCCTCCTGATGTTGTACAGGGTTATGCCTGTAATCAGCTAACTTAACGACGCCCATGCTTCACTCCTGCTTTGGCTAGTCTGTAAACACCAACAAGGCGCTCTGCGAACGCCATGTTATTTGCTGCGGCTACCACTAATCCCTCAGGTGAATCAGGGTGTCGAATCTCTTCTTTTTCCTGGTATTTCTTACGACGTTTTGTCATAATGACTCCTGTGGATTGATCCAGTCTTTCTACATCAGGCCTCGAAGAATTCGCCGTTCTTCGGGGCTTTTTCTTTTGTCAGGTAATTGGCAAGCCGCTTAGTCAGCTCAGCCATTTCATCGTCTTCGATTCCGTATTCCAGAACAGCCAGCATCATGCTTACCTGCGAGAAGAAACCATTCTTCCATCGGCTTACCTGATATTCAGGAACCCCCATTGCTCGAGCGAATGTCTTCTGCCCCATCAGTGCCAGTTTGTTCAGCAAGGCTGACTCGATGCGAGCCGCTTTCTTGCTTTTAGTTGCAATAGTACCCATAGATAATTTCCTTAATTATTAGATAGAGTTGGCTTCGCAAAGAAACGCAAAACCATAGAGATTTGTTTCTGGTAATGCCCTTTTTCAGGGCGGGGATGTGTAAGAGCGTTAATAACTTAAGCGGCCATTAATTCAGGCCAGATGCTTTCCCAATCAACCGGATGAAGGTCTTTGCGAGTCACTTCACCATTGCTGAACTTCTCAATCAGAACACAAAGTGCTGCGCCCAATTCATGATTACGGCTAAGTGCTTTCCTCAAATAGCCGATAGAAGTTCCGCACTTGGTGGCAAATTCTCTCTGCTCTTCCAGTGAAAGGGAGTTCAGATACAAGCGGAGTTCTTCCATTTGCTATCTCCTTCCCGTTGTTGAATAAGATGAGTTTACCTGTAGGTAAAAAGCAAATCAATACCCATAGGTTATTTACCGGCAGGTAATCAAAGATAGAATTAAATCATGGATAAATACGAACAAAGACGACTAAGGCTGATAGAGATAAGAGACCGATTCTGTAATGGAAAGGCCTCAGAGTTGGCTCGTCGAATAGAAAGGGAACCATCATACGTTTCCAGAATGCTGTATCCGGAAGGAAAAAGCGGAAAAAAACGCATTGCTGACGATATGATGGAGCTAATTGAAAAATCTTTTAATCTCCCACGCGGATGGATGGACATGCTTGCAGATGGTAAAGCTGGAGCTACGGACCATCTTGAGTTTGCGGGTAACGTTCGTGCGGGTTTTGTTCCGGTAATTGGTGAAGCCGTTTTGGGAGTTGATGGCTCAGTGGATATGATTGAATTCAGATCCGGTTGGTTAAGCATCTACAGCGGCGATAAAGATGCTTACGGTCTGAAGGTTAAGGGTGACAGCATGTGGCCAAGGATTCAGTCAGGAGAATATGTTGTTATTGAACCAAATACGCCAGTACATCCAGGTGATGAAGTCTTTGTAAGGACCAAAGACGGTCACAACATGATAAAGATCATGAACAAAACAAGAGACGGTGATTATCAGTTTAGTAGCATAAACAGTGATCACCGCCCAATCACTCTTCCTGTTGAAGAAGTTGATAAAATGCATTTTGTTTCAGCTATTGTGAAACACACCAGGTACGTAGACCAGGACGATCTGCCAAAAGTTTGAGGATAAAGCAGCAAATGTTTATACCCGGCATAGTAGTCGCTGTTGTAATCATCTGCTTCATATGGGCAAAGTTATCTCCTGTAAGCTCTAAGCATACAGCTGAACTCATGAGGAAGAAGCATCTTATACATGAGGCAGAATCGATAATTAAAAAGTTCAAAGGCATGTCATACGACGACATGTCATCAGAGCAGATTGCTATGTATAAATGCGCCATTGAGCGCCTTGACTACTTAAACGGACTCAAACCCAAACACACCCCAGTAGAATCAAAATTGCCGCAATGGCCAAGCAATCCAAATAGCTTCTGACATCTCCTTTCAGCCCGCAAAGCGGGCTTTTTTATATCAATCCAAAAAATTAATTACCTGAAAATTCAAGCAGGTAAACTCTTACATCAATTTTATTTACCTACAGGTATAGACAGCTGTTTTACCTGCAGGTATATTTTAGGCCATCAGCAGGACGCACTAACCACCATGAAGGTGATGCTCTTAAAAATTAAGCCCTGAAGAAGGGCAGCATTCAAAGCAGAAGGCTTTGGGGTGTGGTGAAGCCAGCTAGTCACTGGCAAGTGCTTACCTACTGTTGAGCGGTGAAGCGCTCCCAACGCTAGCAATAGCGTGGACGAGATGGGGAGCCGCGGGCGATAAGGCCGCCATAACGCGCACGTTGTCGCATGGAAAAATCGCTGGGGTGCCGGTTATACCCATCCGAATGAGACTCAACAAGCTGGAGCTAGACTACCAGCCACCACACCACCAAAGCTAACTGACAGGAGAATCCAGATGGATGCACAAACACGCCGCCGCGAACGTCGCGCAGAGAAACAGGCTCAATGGAAAGCAGCAAATCCCCTGTTGGTTGGGGTAAGCGCAAAACCAGTTAACCGCCCTATTCTCTCGCTGAATCGCAAACCGAAATCACGAGTAGAAAGCGCACTGAATCCGATAGACCTTACGGTGCTGGCTGAATACCACGAACAGATTGAAAACAACCTGCAACGTATTGAGCGCAAGAATCAGCGCACATGGTACAGCAAACCACGCAGTGAAATGGGTGTGACTTGTGTTGGTCGCCAGAAAATGAAATTAGGCAGCAAACCACTTATTTGAGGTGAGGGTAATGACTCCAACTTATTGATAGTGTTTTATGTTCAGATAATGCCCGATGACTTTGTCATGCAGCTCCACCGATTTTGAGAACGACAGCGACTTCCGTCCCAGCCGTGCCAGGTGCTGCCTCAGATTCAGGTTATGCCGCTCAATTCGCTGCGTATATCGCTTGCTGATTACGTGCAGCTTTCCCTTCAGGCGGGATTCATACAGCGGCCAGCCATCCGTCATCCATATCACCACGTCAAAGGGTGACAGCAGGCTCATAAGACGCCCCAGCGTCGCCATAGTGCGTTCACCGAATACGTGCGCAACAACCGTCTTCCGGAGCCTGTCATACGCGTAAAACAGCCAGCGCTGGCGCGATTTAGCCCCGACGTATCCCCACTGTTCGTCCATTTCCGCGCAGACGATGACGTCACTGCCCGGCTGTATGCGCGAGGTTACCGACTGCGGCCTGAGTTTTTTAAATGGCGGAAAATCGTGTTGAGGCCAACGCCCATAATGCGGGCGGTTGCCCGGCATCCAACGCCATTCATGGCCATATCAATGATTTTCTGGTGCGTACCGGGTTGAGAAGCGGTGTAAGTGAACTGCAGTTGCCATGTTTTACGGCAGTGAGAGCAGAGATAGCGCTGATGTCCGGCGGTGCTTTTGCCGTTACGCACCACCCCGTCAGTAGCTGAACAGGAGGGACAGCTGATAGAAACAGAAGCCACTGGAGCACCTCAAAAACACCATCATACACTAAATCAGTAAGTTGGCAGCATCACCTGAGGTGAGATATGACAAAATCATGGAGAGTACCTTTTCCTGAATCAGAAACTGAACATGATGGAATGCCTGTTTTCTGGAGATTCCAGGCGACAGTTGAAGAAGATGGGATAAAAATATTCGCACTTCAATATATAGCTTTTCATCAGACAGAGCATTATGCATGGTTGGTTCCTGCGCATTGGATTGTTAATTTTAAACCAGCACCAAATCAGTGGTTACAGGAATGGAAACAAAGGAGAAATAGATATGCAATTAAGAAAGTAGCAAAAAATGCAGAAAGATCTTTTGCATTCCCAACGAAGAAACTTGCTATTGAAAGTTTATTGCGCCGGAAGAAATACCATTTAATGAGAATAAAACAAGATTTGGCTGTTGTATCAACTCTTGTTGATGGGATGAAAAATATTGATACATCAACACCAGATATTGAATATAACTTTGGACACAACCAAGAAACAGAAAATTGGGTATTCTACTAGGCCGCATAGTCGGCCTTTATTTTTGGCATAAATAACAGAGGCTAACATGGAATTTAAAGGTACTGAAGGTAAATGGGAAATAATGATGGATGGCGATGAGATTAAAATCATCCAGGCAGACTCTCTTGAAAATGGCACAGGCTGGCGTTCGTATATTGCAATCTGTGAGGAAGTTCAATGCATTGAAGATGCCAATCTAATAGCGGCAGCACCTGACCTTCTCGAAGCACTTCAGTTATTACTTAAGCAAACCAAAAATAGAACAACGACAACATATCCAGAATGGTATGGAGCTGTTAATAAAGGTCTCGCAGCAATCAGAAAAGCCATAGGTGATGAGTAATGAATAAGAAATACATCGTTGAAGTTATAGAGCGAGAAACGAAAGAAGTAATTAAACATTTCGAATTTGATAATTATAGAAAAGCTGACCGCGTAGAAGAAGGATTGTTGCGACAAAGTAATCTCGAAAAATTTGATGTTGTCATGCGATGCGAATAAGCGCCTATAGCAGATTTACGAGTCTGCTATGTGAGCAATGTCGCTCGTAACTAAACAGGAGCCGACTTGTTCTGATTATTGGAAATCTTCTTTGCCCTCCAGTGTGAGGGCAATTTTTTGACGGAGGAAATATGAAATTACGTGTCTGGCATATCCCGCAAGTACCTATGAAGCCGTTCATTGTAGAAGTGGCAAGTGTTGAAGAGGGTGTTCGCCTGATTGTCAACGACGGATGAAAAGTGATCCACTTATATCTCCACCAACGGCCCAATATTGATCCACCGTTTTACTCAGGATTAGCTTCTGCTATAACCCCGGCCTTTCGTTTCTGTCTGAGTCGATAGCTTTCTCCTTTGATTTGAACGACATGTGAGTGGTGTAAGATACGGTCCAGCATCGCTGAGGTCAGTGCTGCATCACCGGCGAACGTTTGATCCCACTGCCCGAACGGCAGATTGGATGTCAGGATCATTGCGCTCTTTTCGTAACGTTTAGCGATGACCTGGAAGAACAGCTTTGCTTCTTCCTGACTGAACGGCAGATAGCCTATTTCATCAATGATGAGCAGGCGGGGGGCCATTACTCCACGCTGAAGCGTCGTTTTATAACGGCCCTGACGTTGTGCCGTAGATAACTGAAGTAACAGATCTGCTGCTGTTGTGAAGCGAACTTTGATACCTGCACGGACTGCTTCATAGCCCATCGCTATTGCCAGATGGGTTTTCCCCACACCTGATGGCCCCAGTAACACGATATTTTCATTACGTTCTATGAAGCTGAGTGAGCGTAACGACTGGAGTTGCTTCTGCGGTGCTCCGGTGGCGAATGTGAAGTCATACTCTTCGAACGTTTTCACCGCCGGGAAGGCTGCCATTCGGGTATACATCGCCTGTTTACGTTGATGACGTGCCAGTTTTTCTTCATGAAGCAGATGCTCCAGGAAGTCCATATAACTCCATTCCTGGTCTACTGCCTGTTGTGACAGCGCAGGCGCTGCGCTTATAAGGCTTTCCAGTTGCAACTGCCCGGCGAGCGCCATCAGTCGTTGATGTTGCAGTTCCATCATCACGCCACTCCTCTGCAGAATGAGTCGTAGATGGAGAGTGGATGATGCAGGGGGTGTTTGTCGAAGTTCACCAGATTTTCATCAAGATGCACGTCATACTCTTTTTTCTCCGGAGGCAGTGCCAGCATGGACTGCTGCTCTTCGAGCCATCGATCGCAGGGACGTGCCTGGATTGTTTCATGCTTTCGTTGGTTAGCGACATCGTGCAGCCAGCGCAGACCGTGGCGGTTGGCTGTTTCAACATCGACAGTGATCCCCATCGGGCGCAGGCGAGTCATTAGTGGGATGTAAAAACTGTTACGGGTGTACTGCACCATCCGTTCCACCTTACCTTTAGTCTGTGCCCTGAAGGGGCGACACAGTCGGGGAGAGAAGCCCATCTCCTTGCCGAACTGCCACAGCGAAGGATGGAACCGGTGCTGACCGGTCTGATATGCGTCACGTTGCAGAACCACAGTTTTCATATTGTCATACAACACTTCGCGCGGCACACCACCAAAGAAGCGGAACGCATTACGATGGCAGGTCTCCAGCGTGTCATAACGCATATTGTCAGTGAATTCGATGTACAGCATTCGGCTGTATCCGAGAACAGCAACGAACACGTGAAGCGGTGAGCGGCCATTACGCATAGTGCCCCAGTCAACCTGCATCTGTCGTCCGGGTTCAGTTTCGAACCGAACGGCAGGCTCCTGCTCCTGAGGAACCGAGAGAGAACGAATGAATGCCCTGAGAATGGTCATTCCGCCACGATATCCCTGGTCTCTGATCTCGCGAGCGATTACCGTTGCCGGGATTTTGTAAGGATGAGCATCGGCGATGCGTTGACGAATATAATCCCGGTATTCATCCAGGAGTGAAGCAACAGCAGGTCGCGGCGTATATTTTGGCGGCTCAGATTTTGCCTGCAAATAACGTTTAACGGTATTGCGGGAGATCCCCAGTTCTCTGGCAATCGCCCGGCTACTCATTCCCTGCTTGTGCAGGATTTTAATTTCCATAACTGTCTCAAAAGTGACCATAAACTCTCCTGAATCAGGAGAGCAGATTACCCCCTGGATCTGATTTCAGGCGTTGGGTGTGGATCACTATTGCACCGTTCGTGACACTGATGGATGCACTGGCTGATTATGATGCCTTTCAGTATGACAACAATATCAAGCCTGACTACTGCAATGCTAACGGCCTTGAGATGTGGGATGAGAGCATTACTGATGAAGATTTATCAGAGATGGGGCTTACGGATCGCTGGGTAGATTGGTACAGCGAATGCCAATGTTACGACGCCCCACGTAAATATATCGAAAGCCTGAAAGAAGAAACCTCAGCAGCCTGAGCGCGGATTTGACGCATACAAATTAAGGAGGATATATGAGTGAAGTAACAGATTTAGTTGTTATTGAAAAAGCAAATGCAATGACTGTATTTCAGTCTGCCGACCAGATTGAAGAAATCCTTCAAAAGGTTGAACGTGAAGTTATGTCCTTTGTGCCTGATATCACAACGGCAAAGGGCAGAAAGGAGATCGCTTCTCTGGCGTATAAAGTTGCGCAGACGAAAACATATCTCGATGGTCTTGGCAAAGACCTTGTTGCTGAACTGAAGGAAATTCCAAAGCTAATTGATGCCAACCGCAAGACAGTGCGCGATCGCCTTGATGAACTGAAAGCCAAGGCGCGCCAGCCTCTTACTGATTATGAGGAAGAACAGGCGCGGATTAAAGCCGAAGAAGAAGCTAAGGCAGCAGCTGAAGCTCTCGCAAAGCAAATTGAGTCTGACCATGAAATAGCGATTTTGATGGATCGCGAATTTGACCGCCAAAGAGAAGAGGCAAGACTCAAAGCGGAGCAGGAAAAGCGAGAGCATGAAGAACGCTTAAAAAGAGAAGCTGAAGAGAAAGCCAGAGCAGAAGCCGAAGCAAAGGCAAAAGCCGAAATTGAAGCAGCAGCAAGGCGAGAAGCAGAAGCTAAGGCCGCAGCGGAACGTGCAGAGCGTGAACGCATTGAAGCCGAGCAACGAGCACAGCGCGAAGCAAAAGAGGCAGCAGAACGAGCTGAAAGAGAAAAGCAGGCAGCAATTGAAGCAGAACGCAGAAAAGCACAGGAGGAGGCTGAACAAATCCGTCGCGATGCTGAAGCAAAAGAGCAAGCCAGAATAGCAGAAGAAAAAAGAATCAAGGACGAAGAAGAGCGTAGAGCAAAGGATAAAGCTCACCGGAAAGACGTAAATAACAAAATACTTGCTGACCTTATCAAGGTTGGTGCATCAGAAGATGTTGCTAAAAATATCATAACAGCCATCGTAAAAGGCGAAGTATTCGCAACAAAAATAACCTACTAATAAAACCAACATAAGGAACCACCCATGATTTACGCAATCGCGGGAGGCGCTCGCATGGGTGCCTTCCAACTAAATGAATCTTTACTTGAACGAATCACCCGTAAATTACGTGACGGATGGAAAAGAGTTGAGGTCTTATTATGCGCAATGAAATAGCCATCAATCACCAGATGCTTCGTGCTGCACAAAACAAAGCAGTAATAGCCAGATTTATTGGTGATTCAAAAATGTGGCTTGAAGCAAATAAAGCGATGAAATCAGCTATCAACCATCCGTGGTATCGCAGGAAATGAGTTTTACAGATAACTGGTCAGACGAAGAATTCATTCGTCAAATGAAAGATTTAATCGGTAACGAAGGAGATATTCATGTCACTTGCAACCACAGTGAAGGAGAGCAAGTTACAGAGACGCATGTACACGCAGAAAGCTCTCTGGTATCGCCATAATGGCGACCGCGAAGGAATGCGGGTATGCCTTAATTTGTCCCGAGTCGAAGTATTAAATCAGCGTTATTTCCTTGGGCCATGTCCATTCTGAGAACAATCATATGAGCAAAGAATTTTACGCAAGACTGGCAGCTATTCAGGAGAATCTGAACGCGCCAAAGAATCAGTACAACTCATTCGGTAAATATAAATACAGAAGCTGCGAAGACATTCTTGAAGGCGTTAAGCCGCTACTGAATGGCCTGTTTTTATCAATCAGCGATGAAGTTGTGTTGATTGGTGATCGGTATTACGTGAAAGCCACGGCAACTATTACCGATGGCGAAAACAGTCATACGGCAACCGCCCTTGCACGAGAGGAAGAAAGCAAGAAAGGAATGGATTCTGCACAAGTTACTGGAGCTACAAGCTCTTATGCACGCAAGTATTGCCTCAATGGTTTGTTCGGCATTGATGATGCGAAAGATGCAGATACCGACGAGCATAAACATCAGCAGAACGCAGCAGCAAAGCAATCAAAACCATCACCTACACCTGAACAGGTTCTAAAAGCATTCACTGACGCAGCATTGCAGAAAAACACCGTGGAAGAGCTTAAACAGGCGTTCGCCAAAGCGTGGAAGATGCTCGAAGGCACACCGGAGCAGCACAAAGCGCAGGACGTTTACAACATCAGACGAGACGAATTAGAAGGAGCTGCTGCTTAATGGCACATTCGATTACTGTAAGACTAAACAAGCCCGCAAGAGAGTTTCAGGCCGGGGAAAATATCGGATTCAACATCCGTGCTGGCGTTCAGTATTACGATCGCCAGACAAAAAAGAAAGAATGGACAAACTACAGCGCCGTTGTATTTGCCAAGCCGGGAGCCAAGCGGATTACTACCGTAGTGTTCTTGTTGAAGGTGGCATTGTGGAAATTACCGGAGAAACATCAGGGTTGATGTTTATCAGGGGCAAAATGGTCAATCAATCACTCTTGAATTACTGAATGCAAAGATTGGATTTGCAACTTCAGGAAACAGCCAACAGCAGCAAAGTAGCAATCATCAAAATCATCCTGTATACGACGATTCCATCCCATTCTGATTTAGAAAAATAAGGATTTAATTATGCCGGCGCCTCTGTATGGTGCGGATGACCCGCGCCGCTGTTCCGGCAATTCCGTATCGGAGGTGCTGGATAAATTCAGAAAAAACTACGATCGAATAATGTCTCTACCGCAGGAAACGAAAGAGGAAAAGGAATTTCGCTATTGTATATGGCTTGCAGAGAAAGAAGAACGCAAGCGAATTTACCAGACATCAATCCGACCATTCCGCAAAGCCACATATACCCACTTCCCTGAATATATCGACCCGCGCCTGCGTAATTACCGCTCACGCTATGGCGCTATCAGTAATGACTGAGGAATTTACCATGAGAGGACTTGCATACAATCCCGGCATTCTTCCGGCAGAAATGATTATTCGCCAACGCGTAAAGCCAATGCCATCGAGAGAGGAATTGCTTAAGAGAAATAGTTTCGGTTCTGTTAATGACAACAAATGTCTGAATGCGATGTGGCGGAGTGGGAAGAAATGAAACAAATGACACTAATTGAGATGGATGGTTTTCTGAAAGGTGAATGCATCCCACGAGATTTAAAGGTTAACGAAACAAACGCTGAATATCTTGTCCGTAAGTTCGGTGAACTTGAATCAAAACTAGAAACGGCGTTGCGGGAGTGTCGTTCTGCTGGAATCACGATTGATAACCTTGAGGCCAAGTGCGCGGCGCTGGTAGCGGAGAGTGCGGGGATGAAGAAGTTCTGCAAAGACGCTGCATTCGATGCCGATTACGAAGCAGAGCTAGGTATGGAGCGTGGTGGATTCAGTGATGCGCTTAACGAAATCAAAACCCCAGCCACCGATGCTTTCCTGGCTGAAGTGAAGACTGAAGCACGCAAGGAAGGCGCTTACTTTGTGGCGAACAGAATGCTGGCTGCCTGGGAAGCCGGTTTTATTGATGATACTGCGAAGAACGCAGCGGATATTGCCCGGATGATTCTTACCTCAACTGAGTTTATGGCTAATGCACCGGAAGGAGATTTTGACCGCTCATTCTCTGATGGCGTTCTCGAAGATATCGCCGCCCAGCTTCGCAAAGGAGGCAACCAGTGAGCAATATTGACTATCAGGCACTGCGTGAAAAGGCAGAGAAAGCAACGAGTGGTGTGTGGTCGCTAGAATATGGAGAGGAGAGATTTGATGCTGGTGATGCGCTAATTCATCGTGAAGTTGTTGGATATCTTCCCATTTGCAGAATTGAAGGAGCGCATCCTGAAAGCGGTTTCGATGAAGATTTCCAAATGGAACAGCAGGCCAATGCTGAATTCATCGCCGCAGCCAATCCGGCTACCGTGCTGGCACTACTGGATGAACGGGAAAGGAACCAGCAATACATCAAATCCCGCGACCAGGAGAACGAGGATATTGCGCTAACGGTAGGGAAGCTGCGCGTTGAGCTGGAAGGCAAAGACAGCAAAATAGCCAATCTTACCGCCGAACGCGATGCTCTTCGTGAAGGTGAGATGGGCGACGCTAGGCATAGCAACACACGGGCCGCAGCTGATATCTACTTCCAACTGGTCGAGGAGTGCGAAATTCCTGCTGGCGGTTCTCTGGTCGAGTACGTTGACGATATGCGCGAGAAGCTGGAAGCCGCAGAGAAGCGCATAGCAGAACTGGAGGAGCGGGAAATACTGCTCCCGGAACGTAGCAGCATGCTTCATCGAACAGATTTTCACGATGATTACCAAACGGTAATGGCATACAAAGTTTCTGAAGTCATCGATGCAATCCGCGCTACTGGCATTCGCATCAAAGGAGAGTGATATGGCAACTTTGAAAAAAGAAGATCGTTTTACCAAAAAACAAATCGCCGAGGCAAAAATCCTCGATAACAACGGAACCTACTTCATCAACGGTTCCATTCTTCCAGTTTATATCAATGAGGATGGAGACACTTACCTTATTGAAGAGTACGAAAAAGGCGAGCCGAGCGAACACCTCATTAAAGATTTGTTCGCGGATGGCGTTATTGTTGCGGTTAATCCAATCGGATACAACTGAGGCATAATTTATGACCACTTTCACCGACAAAGAACTGATTAAAGAAATCAAAGAGCGTATCAGCAGCCTGGACGTTCGAGACAATATTGAGCGCCGTGCTTATGAAATCGCACTCCTATCTCTGGAAGTAGAACCAGATGAACGCGAAGCTTATGAATTATTCATGGAAAAGCGTTTCGGTGACTTAGTAGATCGTCGGAGAGCAAAAAACGGCGATAACGAATACATGGCATGGGATATGACTCTCGGTTGGATCGTCTGGCAGCAACGAGCTGGTATCCATTTTTCAACAATGTCACAGCAAGAGGTGAAATAATGGAGCCATACAGCCTCACACTCGATGAGGCCTGTACATATCTGATAGATCCGCTATATGGCGGTTTCTTTTTGCCTGGAGAATTAAGATGACCGATACCAGCCTGATTCCTGAGAAAGAAGTGATGAACAAGCTCGGTGTTTCATCACGTCAGACAATCTGGAACTATACCAAACGGCACGGATTTCCGAAGCCAGTCAGAACCCACCCCAAATCATACCTTCGTGAAGCTGTTGAAGGGTGGATTCTTAACGGTGGCGTTAATCAGAAATGCTCCTGA